CAGGGTCGCTTCGACCGAGGAGAGCGTCAGATCGCGCTCGTCACCGCTGGAAGGCGTAGTGCCTTCGGAGAGGTTGGCGATTGCGCTGATGCTCGGGTCTGAGAACCGGAAGAACCGGATCGTCTTGTTCCCACCCGTTTTGGTCGGGTAGGGGGTTTTCATAGCAAACTGCTCCATCTGGAGCAAGGGGAGCGCACGCTCCAGCAACGCCTTCGAGAAGTACGTCTGGAACTGCGCCGTGACTGAGCCAGTAGTAACCATTTTAGTTTATATCCTTGTTGCGACTATCCGTTCCGATCAACCTCACCCGCCATCCTCATCAATTCGCGTTCCTGCTCCTCTAGGGAGAGTTCGCCAAAAGATTTGGTCTTGGCCGGGCCTGACGGTTGGCTGGAAGCCGGTGTCGTCGCTTTTCTGAGTTGAGCGAGTTCTCGCTCATACTCTGCAACCTTCTTCTTCAAGTCGGAGGCGGTTTCCGCCTGTAGCCGGATCTTTGCAATCCCAACAGCGTCCTTGATACCCGCAGGGTAATTGCGAAGGATCGCGTGGTTCTGCAACATCTCGGAGACCGCCTTGTAGAGGGAGCTATTGGAATCCTTGAGATCGGGGTTGGCCTCGACCTCCTCAAGCAGATTTTTGTCCCAGGCCGACTTTAGTTCGGTTTGGGTTTTCTGCTCGATTTCCTTGCGCTCCTCCGTCTCAACTTCGGTGGCTTTTGTCTCAGCGAGCCTTGCAAGATCGTCGCGGCCTTCTTCACGATAGCTCTTTGCCGCATCCCGGTAATCTTCCGCGCTAAAGCGTCGATTTCCTGTTTTCGGCGTTTCAGAACTAGGCTGCGAAGCCTCTCTTTGGGCTTTCGCCTGTTCAATGGCTTCACGTTCCGCTTTGAGTCTTGCTCTTTCCTCTTTGACATTTTCCCACTCTTTCTCAAGTCGAGAAAGCGATCTCTGATATCGGGACGGCTTCTTTTCCTCGGAAGCCGACTCCGACTTGTCTTCTGAAGGTTGCGTTGTTAAAGAACTTTTTGCCTCCTCGGATTTCTCCTCGGTGGCGGAAACTTCACTCGAAGTCTCCTGTTTGTTTTCGGCGTTTTCGGCAGGCGCGGGTTTCTGCTCGGTATCTCCGCTGGCCTTTTCGGATTCGGGTGCTTCAGCTTTGGCTTTCTCGTCCTCCTTGGGAATGGGATTGTAATCCCGTCCCTCGTCAGCCGCCTGCGCCATCGCCAGAATATCCGCTTCCGTCAGGTTATTCGAATCAGCCATTTGACCCTTTCTTACACCGCTTGCCGGGGAGTCATTCCGACAATAGGGCAATGAACGATTTTATTCTTCGGTCTCGTCGCCATCGTTCAGGGCGGCGGCCGAGTTAAGTTTTTGGGTTGCGAGCGATTCGAGAACCGCAACACAACCTCTAAAACCTTTAGCATAACCGCAAGCCTCTGCAAGTTTCTGGCCTTCTTTCATAACCGCAGATGAGTTTTGGCGCAGGGTTAAGTTAAGCAAAATAAGACTGATACGCCTGCCGGTGGGTGTGCCAAGAAAGGCAGTCCAAGCCTTTTCGTCCTCATCCTCCCACTTGGGTTCGTCCACCCACTCCTGGTTGCGGAGAAAAGCTAGGATGGCTTTGAGCTTTCTCATACCACTACCGCCCAGCTATCGCCCTGAAACAGCTTAAATTCGACTTGCCCAAGAGTCTCGGATAAAGCCTTCTGTACAGCCGGGAAGGACCAATCGTGTCCAGCCAGCACTGCGTCCTTACGCAATTTCGGCTTCCACCCCTGGACGTCCGCCACAACCGCTTCATACCTATGATCGCCGTCAACATATACAAGATCCAAGGATTCGTTACCGACAAACTCCAAAGCGTCAAGGCTTTTCCCACGGCTGAAAGATACGTTACCAAGCCCCTTGGTACGGTTCTGAAAAGCCTCAAAAACAAACTTCATCGGGCATTGGTGGCTGGCGACATCGTTTAAGTCGTAGCCGTTGATCCAGGGATCGACCGCCAGCACCTCCTTGAAATACTTGGAAATAACCTCGGTTCCCTCACCGCTATACGCGCCGATCTCCACGGCCTTGCTGTTTGCCCCAAGTTCATTCGCCCACTGACAGAGGCTTGCCAACCCCTCCTGCTGGAAGGGCGGTCGCATTACTGGAACCTTCAAACCGGCATCGGAGCGGCGGGTTCTGCGCCTTGCGGAGCAATCTGCTCGGCAGCACGCATTTCCTGTTTGGCCGCATCACGAAGCTGTTTCTGGATGGCGCGGGATGTGTTCGGGTCAACCTGTTCCAACGCGGCAAGGTGCTGTTGGAGGTGTTGCATGATCGCTTGCATGGCAACCTGGTCTACCGGTTGCTGGCGAGCTTGGGCTGCTTGGTTGAACTGGAAAAGGACTTGGATGTGGATCTTGTGATCGTCGGAAGGCTTGATCTGGACGGGGAAGCCGGTGGCAAGCATGGTGGCAATCTCGGTTGCCTGATCCTCGCCCTGGTCGCCCATTCCGGCTTGAGGGTCTTGGAACAGGCGGCGAACAAGGCTGGGGTCGTCCTGTTCGATAACAGACTTGACCAGTTCGCCCTGGTTGACGAAAGGATTGCCCTGAAACATCTGCATCCGGGCGACGGCTTTCTGGAGCGAGAACTGGCGGTTGATAAAGTCCAACCCGCCCTTCGGCTCAATCGAGTACTCCTCATGGATACCTTCGGGAGGCATCGCACCGGTCTCCTCGGCGTAGCGGAACATAAGATCACGCTTGTTGTACTGGACATAAAGCGACCAGCACTGCTTAAAGAGATGGGCAAGCCCCATCCTAAAGATGCGGTTACGAAGATCGCCGGATGCTGCGGCTTGAGCCTGCAACGCCGAAATCTCGGTGGCGGTCTTGCGGTCGGACACTTGGAACTGCGATCCGGCTCCGAAATCGGGATTCCCCATCCGGGCCTCGGCCAGCATCCGCTCCTCCAGCATAAGACGCTGGAAGTCGAAGGGAGGCTGGCTGAACTGCACCGGCTTGAGACCCTGCGGAAGGATCTGGCCGGGTTGCATCTTGAGATTGGCGGTGTTGAGGCTGATCGGATTCTGCGCCTCAAAAACGGGTCGGTTGGCAAGTTCGACGTAATCACTCAGGCTATTCTTCAGCTTGTTGAGTAGATTCTCTCCAGGGAGGAGAATTTCTGCAACTCCCCGTGGACTGTACCAACCGCCCCCTGTGACTTCATAGGGGAAATCAACAAAGGGAGGTTCGCCGTGGCGGTAGGGAAGGATGAACGGCTTTCTTACATCCTCGGTGACAACCAGCGGACTATAAGTTTCGACCTTCCATCCGTCTTCGGAGGGCGTATACATTTCCCAAAGAATGATGCGATCATTCTCAGCTTCCTGGGTAATTCCCTCACGGCGGTAAATCTCGTCCTGAATCTCACTTCGTAGGCCCACCGATTTGGACGGCTTACCCGAAATGATCTTGATAAAGTTTTCGTCCTGCTTGTAAAGGGGGTTAGCCTTATAGGAATCGACGCTCGTTGAGATGATGTGAACAATGAAATCGGCATCTTTGAATTCCTTGGTGTACGAAGGTACGATAATATGGAAGGGATCAATTGCCTCGAAGTCAATACGCTTCTTGTCCTCGTTCCAGATCACCTTGGCAACGCCACGGCCATAAAGAAGGATGTTGTCGATCACCGAAACAATCTCCTTCTGGAAGTTGGACTTTTCACGCATCTGATAGTCAAACCAACGCTCGGCGGAAACGGTCAGCGGTGTCAACTGCTGGCGCATCGGGACAAAACTGGAAAGGATGTCGTTGCCGATGGCGGAATTGACGAAGGATGGCTTTAGCTTCTCAATGGCCGTGTCGATCAACTGAACGTGCAGATCGGCGGCTGTCGGCCAAGGCTTGACCTTGCGGCGGACACCGAAATAACGGGCCTGATAGAACAGCCGTTGCCGGTTCTCCCAGGTCTCGCGCTGGTTGAGAGCCTCGATGATCCTGACGTAGTAGTCGTTGCGCCGTGTGTCTTTAGCGTTCATTTGTCGCGTTCCCGGTTTAATTCAAACGAAAGATCGTTGATATAATGCAAAGCGCGTTTTGCCCATGAGCGGACGGCAGGAGAAGAATCGCGTACAGCAGGGTAGTTCTCATCTCGCATCAACGCTTCAACGGCTCCGGTCGTGTTCGTCGTGGGATTGGTTGTCGCGCACCCACCAAGCAACAGCCCCAAGATCCCGATCAATGGAATCACGGTTGTTGCGCCACTCGCCTTCGGCGCGGTCAATGCGCTTCTCTTTCCAACCCGGAATGAGCCGAAGGATCGACGCGATGATATTAAGAATCGCACCGATCACTTAAAGTTATTTAATGTGAAGTCCGAGCGTCTTGAGGAAGTTGACGACCTTCTCCAACGCCGAATCGTCGGCGGGGGTCGGGGTCAGCTTCACAATGATGCGCGCGGCAAGCACGATGCCACCCAGGGCGGCAACAATCTCAGTCCAATTTGCAGTGATCCAGTTCCAGATATTCATATTAACCTCCTGCGTCGAAGCCAGCCATAACGGGATCACTCGATTCCATCAAGGCTTGCAATGACCTCCACGTTGGCTTCTCCACCGGGAAGGTCAAGTCGAAACTGATATTACCACCATCAAGGCAGAGGGCAAGGGCATCGGCTCGATCCGGGCTGGCGAGTCCCCTGGACCTCATTGAGTCCTTGGACTCGACTCCGAGTTTGCCCTTGGAATTGACCAGGCTACGGCGACAGGTCAGTTGCGCCGTCAATTCGTCGTCCTCCGGCAAGATGACCTCGGCAGCCTCGATCTTCTTTGCCATCCCATACCACATCTCGGAGGCTCGGTTGGTGTAGGCTTCGGGGTCGTAGGCGGTGGAACCGAAATTGACCCTCTGCACCTCCCATCCGGCTTCGGCCAGTGCATCGCACATAGGCATGCCAAGGCCGCTTGCGTCGGCATAGATGTCTTCGGCCTTTAGGCCGTGCTTCTTGAACTCGACGATGAAACGGCCTACGGCGGACATAGTATCCCTTTCGCGCCAGGCAATTAGGGGCAAAACCTTGTTTCCGTCACGCACGCAAAGCACGTTGCAGTCGCCTCCGGCGGCAAAGTCCACCCCAGCGGTCTTGGTTCCGGGCTTGAAGTCCGGTGGGCTGGTAATGCAGTTTTGCAACTGGTTAAGGTTAATAATGAGGCTTTCGTTGCCTATATCCACAAACTCGCCGTAGATCATAGAGCGGGTTAGGGGATGCTTCTCGCCGTAACGCTGGATGACCTCCTCGATCTGCTTCGGGGTGATGTGGGGGCAATCAAAGGCGGTAACGGCGTGCTTCTTCCACATATCGGCCTCCTTGGTAAAGGCTCGATAGAAAGCACCGCTCGATCCGCCTGGGCTGGATGCAATCAGAAGGCGTGTGGGCTGACACCGACTGATGGCCTCGAACAATGGGTCGGCAACTGTCTTGGCTTCGTCCACAACCATAAGGAGAGGGTGGTATTTGTGATCTTCGGCGTGCCATCCTTCAGCACGCCCTGGGTCTGTTGCCGAGTATCCGATGATACGGCTTACATCCCCACTTTGGTGTATGAAGCGTATCTCGCCAGATGTGACCTCCCACCCGGCTCCTAGCTTGGATACATGGGATCGCATTGCAGGCCAAAGCTGGGATTCCACTTGCCGGAATACACCGGCGGTGGTTACTGAAAGGCTTTTCCTATAACAGAAGCAATGCCACAATAGGATTGAGGCTATAACCGTGCTGGTCTTGCCGGAGCCGTTGGCGGCTCTTAGGGCTACCCTAGCGTCTTGTTGCGCCAGATCTTTAAGTACGCCCTTCTGCCAGGGGTAAAGAGATAGCCCAAGGATATGCTTTGCAAATCCCTCTGGCGTAGAGATCTCCTGGATTATTTCTTCAGGACTCTTTTGTTTTCGCTTCGGGGGCTTCGGCATCTTCTTTTTGTTTTTGGTCGATTTTCTCTGGGGGGTATAGTGACTTGTTTTCCGCGGCGGGGGCGGCCGGACAGGGTGTCGTGGTGGTCAGTCGCAACTTCCTCTGTCTTATAGCTTTACGCTTATTTAGTTTAACCAGGCGGGGGGAATCTTCAATTTTTTCGGGTGTTTTATTTGTCGCACAATTGCCATTGTATTCAATATGTTGAGTATCAATAACTTGTGCAGGCTTTATGCAACTTGTTGGCTTAGAATGAATTCCGGCCAGTAGGTTTGCCAAGTTGGGTGAAAGGCCGTGATTCACCTCGGATTTTATGTCAAGCCGGGAGGAGGGAGCGGAATAGCCAAACACCCTTTCCAGCATCCAAGCCCTTGCTTGCCAGGACTTTGCACCAGATTCGTTTACAGAATTAAGTAAATTCGTCTCTAATTCTCGCCTTGCTTTTTTTATAGCCTCAGCAAAGGAGGGGATTCTAGTCATCCACGATCTAATTGTTCCCTCATTTACCCCCACGGCTTCAGATGCTTTCTCCCAAGTTAAACCGGCTCGGATATATCTTAAAAGATCTTCGAGTATTTTTTTATCATATTTGGCCGGGCGGCCAGTTGCTTTCGGTTCGGGGGGATCAAAGCTGATTTCATTCTCCACATATTCAGCATACCACGACCAGGAAGGGAGTGGAAATTAGCTATTGACCTATAATGGCATCCTTTGCCAATATCGAAAGATGCAAAGCAACACAATCAGCACTCAAGCCGGGAGGGTCAAAGTTTCCGGCAAAGCTCAAAGGGAATTGTTTTACTTCCAAAAGTTTAAGGAGAATTGGGGAGAAGATGTCGCCAACCGATTCCTCGAATGGCGGAAATTGAGTTGGAGTGAACAAGCGAACAAGGTGACAAGGAGACAATTCGAGCATATCCGATGGGGAATTAAAAACGCTGGCCGGACTGATGCACCTAGCTTTGCCGACAAATTCTTTAAGAATATGGAAGGCAAACTGATCTCAGTCGAGATGGAGTGCATCTTTGACGAAAAAGATGAGATGCCAAAGGCAAGGGATCTCGGAACCTTTATGGTGACAATGTGCGATGACGGCTCCATCCGAACAAATTCAGAAACGAATGGTTCGGCAGAAGTTAAGGTGACAATAAGCCAAAATTCACCGATGAGGCTTAAGAAGGTGACAGATAAACTTCTTAACCACGGCGGGTGCGTGAATTCGTCTTGCGGGATGCACATTCACCTAGATCAAAGGGGAGTTAGTTATTTGACGGCCAGCAAAAGGGCGAAGCGTTTGATCAAAGCACTTCCGGCCTTAATGAAGCTAGTCGCACCTTCTAGGTTAACGAATAACTATTGTGTCAAAAATCAGCCCATTCCCACGCATCCCACGCAACAATACAGACACTCCACGAATAGGTATCGGATGATCAACTTCCTTCCGGCCTATGACGAACACAAGACAATAGAAGTACGGCTCCACGGCGGAACGCTGGATTTCTACAAAATCCTAGGATGGGTCAACCTTTGTCAATGGATTTGCGATTGCACTGAAATTGACCGCATTGCATTAAACAATGCGAAGGAGTTTAGCTTGGACTATTTGCAAATCGACATTGCAAACTTGTTGGAAATGGAAAAACTGCCGGAGGCTTTACGTGCTTATGTTTGGAAAAGGTTCCGGCAATTTCACCCAAGCGAAGCCCACAATTTGCGGGAGAAGTTTGCGAACCTTGGAAAGTTTCATCTCACTGATGGAATGGCAATCAGTTAAACAAAAGAAAGGAAACAAATATATGTGCAAGATGCTCGCATTCTCAGTATCAAAAAAAATCGAACAAGAAAAACTCTTTGAGATCATCGCCAAGGCGAGGGATCTTCTCAAAGATCAAAAGGATGGATTCGGTTACGCTCTATCCGGCGGTGACATCCGAGGGATAACATCTCTCCGGCTTACTACTGGAACACTCTTGGGGTATCAGTATCAGAGTCCCGAATCGTGGGAAGATGTCGTCAATGTTCCCTACGAATCAAAGGGGAAGATTCGGCCTTGCACGGCTGGAATCTTCCACGGCAGAACATCCACGAATGATCTTGGGGTCAACAATACCCACCCCTTCGTCAATGATGATCTCGCCTTAATCCACAATGGCATTGTGGAATATAAAGGAGAGAGAAGGAAGAAGATGGGGACTTGCGATTCGGAGGATCTATTCAACACCTTCACCATCGGCAATGGATGGGAGGAATTGGAGAAACACTATTCGGGATATGCTGGAATTATGATCCTAAAACAAGGGGGGGAGTTGACCTTGTATCGGGACGAAACCCCTTCCTTGCATATTTGCAAGGTGAGGAACGGCATAGTCGCCGGAACATCTTTGCGGGATGTCTCGGAACTTGCCAGCCTATTTGACGAATCCCCCAACGCTCCTTGGATGCTGAAGCCGGATAGAGCGGTAGTATGCAAAAACGGCGAAATAACATCCAAGACAAAGGTGAATCCGATGCCCCGCCGGAGTTACGGCTACAAGGATTCCTTAAGCTTGGGATCTTCTTACGGCGGATATTCCTCATACTCTTACCCAAAAAAGTTTGAGAAAAAATCCAAGGAGAAGGAATTGTTTCCCGACTATGAGGGGGGAATAACAAAGTACTCCGAACAATGGGAAGATGGCTATCAGACTGGATGGGAAGATGCGGTGGCCGGAAAGATGGAGGAAAACTTCTCCGGCGAATCGGCAGATTTCAACGCTGGATATAAAGAAGGCTACTTCGACGGCGGACTCGAAAGCATAAATGGAACATCCGGCGGAAAGCCGGAAGGAAAGGAGGAAGAAATATATGGAGCTTAATACACCCATCGTATTCCTTCACGGCCTAATCTTGGGCGGGATCTTGACCGCCTTCGTGTGGCTAGTGACTAGGAAATAAAACAATAACAAGGAAAGGAAAAACGAAATGAATCACAACGCTTATTATAGTCACAAGGAACAACGCACATATGTGGAAATCGCATCAAACCCCGATATGCATCCGCAGAATCACCCGATTCATCTACCCTTCACGCTTAAGGGTGGGGTGGATGTTGGGAAGGTTGTCGATGGGATTCCGCTAGTTTGCGGAGATTGCGGACAACCCGCAAAATATGTGGTAATTGAACATAATCCCTATGTTAGGGATGTCACTGGAACCTTGAAATTGAATCCAATAAAAGAGTGGTTGTATTGTGGCATTTGCCAAGTTGGATAATAGGAAAATATAAAAGAACAAAGGGCGGGGGGATCATTCCTCCCGCCCTTTTTATTTTTGGATCATCCTTAAAAAATCGCTCCACAATTCGTTTTAATGCGTTTTGATTTCATCCGAGGGTCAATGGTGCGGGGGTGCGTACAGAGTAAATTGATTTTATGGGCGAAAGCCGGGAGATCTGCTGCCGGGGTGGAATTGATAAAATTTTCCCATATATTTTTTTAGGAAAGTTTGGTTCGACCAGGGAACCGGCTTCCCCAGGATGCCCAGGGGGACCATAAAAAAATTTCCAAATCTTTTTATCAATTTATATGTGGCCGGGTAAGCGGCATAAAAAAATGCTTAATCTTTTTATCAATTTATATGTGGCCGGGTGGATGGCATAAAAAATTGTCAAAGATTTTTATGTGCAAAGATTGCTGCCGGGATGATGCGATAAAAAATTTCCATTATTTTTTAACCACTCAAACGCTTCCGGGCGGAGATCATAAAATTATATTCCGATATTTTTTATGTGTCGTATGTGGAGGCTGCCTATCCCTAAAAGTTTTTGGCATATTTTTTTAAGATAGGGGAAATCCTACAATTCCTATATGATTTGTAGGAATTAAAAAAATTTTTAACTTCCGGTCCTGGTAATGTTAATTCAAAAAACCCTCTATAAGGGAAAATCTGGGAACTGGGAAACCTTCTGTAAGGGGGAATCTGGAAACTGGAAATTACTTTCCAATCGAAATACAACAAGCCTTATTCCCAAGAGATTCTGGCAATTTGCTCCTAAAAGGCCGTATTTTTGATTGGGTGGTATGGGATACCTTCTGGCTGGTAGTAGTCGATTGTAGGGCCATTTCCGCTCGATTGCGGGGCATTGTGGAGTCTTTTTTCACCACTTGCGGCAACTCCAGTATCTTGCAGTGGTTTTGCTGGGGGGATTGCTGTCACACCGGTGTCTAGCCCGGAAGCTCTTGCGACGGCTTGGTATGGACTTCTTGATCTTCATCTTGGGGTCGCCAAAGCGGATGGTCTTGGATTTACCGCCAGAGCAAGCTCGGACAACAAACTTCTTCGACCCCCCTGGGGTACGCCTTGGGCTGTTACAAGGTAGGTTTCGTGGGTTCATTGGTTTAACGCTCCTGCCAGCAGTTTAATCTTTTCCTGGTGTATCTCAAGAAATTTCGCAAGATCCTCTAGGTCGTCAGTAAGGCTCACCATATTGGCCTCATAAACCTCCCTAGAGCAATCTGCCAGTATATCCCCGCAAAGCCTATCGACCTTGGCTATGGTCTTATGTAGGCGCGAGTTCTCTGTAAGGAGAAGCTCTATATACGCCCAGGCTAGGTCAACCCTTGGGCTTCTCACTGAAGCCGCCCTTCTTGGCCTTCATCATCCTCCATATCTTAGGGCTGATGGTGGACTTGGACTTGGGGCGGGAAGTGCCAGCCTTACGGCGAGCGTTGATATTGGCATATAATCCGGGCTTCATTTCCCTAGTATACCACACCCACCCCCCACGCCCAAGGGCGCGTGTCGGAGCTGCTGCCAGCTTTTCTTTTCTTGGTAACACTAGGCAGTGGATTTTCCTCGGAACCAACCGCAGGGGAGGGGAGGGTAACGACATAGGAGTTACCCCTCCCCTTGGTTCCTCGGAACTGTCTTTTCCCTTATATATATAAGGGTATGGCAGTAGAGTAAATGGCATTAAAATGACAGCCTGAACTGACAGCTAGAAGCTGGCTTGGTTGGCAGTATACAAGTCCTTCTCCAGCAATATCTTATTGGCTTTTGTCAGCCGTTTTAGATGCCGGTAGAAGGTTCTCTCTGATATCTTGCACTTGTCCATGATGTGACGGCATAGGTCAGATGCCTGCCAGCCCTTGCAACCCATCTCTGACAGGAACCGCTCGTCACCTATGACAGGCTTGGCTCCCGGCCTCTTTAGGTTGTCAGGGTTTAAGGCATAGTTGGGTCGGAATAGGGGGTAGTGCCACTGGATGACAAATGGGTCCATTGGGCTGAAGTTACGGAGCGTGACATCACAAGTGAAGGTACGCTCGTCCTCCTCGTGGGGTGTCAGTACGACCAGGCTGTCAGGGTTCCGGGCGAACACCCCCGACCCAGAAAAGCGGTCAATGGCCTCCTTGGATGACGCATTGCCCTTGGCGAAGTGGTGGGACAGGATGACAGAAAGGTTGTGCTTGGTAGCCAGTGCCTCAAGCTCGTTCATAAGGCTTGCCATGTCACCGGCACTATTTTCGTCGCGGTCGCCCATCAGCATATAGTTCGGGTCTAGTACGATGGCCTGATAGCCCCTACCCTGGATGTGCTTCTCAATGATCGGGCGGATGAAGGTCAGGTCGGCGGCATAGCCACGGAGCGTCCAGACATCGAAGTCCTTGACCTGTTCGGCTGTCAGGTTCTTGGCCTTGATGACATCGCCAAGACGATGCCTGAAACTCCACTCTTGGATCTCGAAGTTGATGAACAGGACCCGGCTCTTACGGCACTTGTTGCCCCACCAATCCGTTCCGGTGTGCAGGCTTAGTGACAGGTCGATCAGGCTCCAGCTTTTGAAAGCCTTGCTTCCACCGCCCAGGAGCAACTTGCCCCCTTGGTGCAACATCCCCTCGATCAGCACCTCCGGCTCCGGCAGGGTTTCCTTGACAAGATCCTCATACCTCTTGATCGGCGGCCATTGGTCAACGGCCTGTTTCACTCCCAATCCCACGGCTGGTTCTATCATTTCCCCTCCTTGCAAAACCAGAGAAAGCTCTGGTAGGTTGTGTCGTTTCTTTTTGCCCCCGGAATCCTTACCGGCTGGCTTGGCTTGAATGTTGCAGGATCGCACCCCAGCGGCACAAGGAAAGCCTTTAATTGCTCCGTCCATTCCTTCTTGGGCGGGTTCTCAAACCACCCGTGAAGGCTCTTGCCACCGGTGTCAACCACCGCATACATCTTCATTCTGAACAAATCCCGCATAAGCTGGAACACCGCGCCCATCTGCGGCTTGGTCAGCGTGTCGGACTCAACCACCAGATAAACCCTGGCATCCACGTTCTCGTTGGAACGGCTGACGCATCCCGGCACAAACACCGCGCCGGTCGTGAAGTTGCCCACCGGCGATGGCAAGCCCATCCACTCGTCCGCCCTGCGGAAGTTCTGCGGATGCCTTCCGCTGTCCTTAACGTCCCCGATCCATATGAGGTCGCTGGGTTGCCACAATGTCAGGAAGCGGTGGTAATCGTCCGCCGGATCGTCCAGCTTGACCGGACTCTCCTCGAACATATCCGATGGGTCCCAATTATAGTGGGTCAGATACCGGCTCTTGTTCGATTCGGCAATCGTCTTGATTCGGTCAATTATCTCACTCTCTGGATCTTTCTCGATCACCAGTTTCACCGGATTATCCGATTGCTGGATCGGTCTGCCAAAGCCGTCGTTCAGGATAGCCCGGCGCAGCTTGCGGTTGGCCTCGTCCCGATACGCAATGCAGGAGGTGTGCCAGCAGAAGATCGTGGGTACTCCATCCACAAACACGGTTGTGTCCCGAAGCCTGGTATGGCTGGTATGCGTGGCCTCTCCTGGGCAATGGCATAGTCCGTGGTTTTCGGACTGCCAATCCACCTGACCCACGATGGCTTCGGCTTTACGCTGGTTCTCGTTCATATCAGAAATTCATGCCGGATGATTCAAGAGGTGAACAACCCAGTGATGCGTCCATCAGGGGGAGCGTGAACCGTCGCTCGTTAACCCGCCGCAGGATCTCCCTGCGTACCACTTCCGGCATTAAATTATCCTTCAAGTTCCATCGCTTTCTTCGCCGCTTCGACGATATCCTGGGCGGTGATGTTGCGAAGGGCATTGCACCAGTATTGCGTACCCTTGGTCTTGTTGGTCGCATCCTTGCACTTGGCCTGCGGTAAACCCGCATGTGGGCGGCACGGAGCGTGCGGACAGGTGTCCGGCTTGAAGACCGAGATGTTCTTGGGGTAATAGGTCATCCGATCTTCCGGGTCGTAGCTACCCCATAGCGACACACAAGGCGTGTCGAAGGCGGCGGCCACATGGTTGACACTGCTGTCCGGTGCGACCACGAAGTCTGCTCCGCTGACAATCGGGAACAGCGAGCGGAACTGCTTGGTTGTGTTGAATAGATCGATCACGCGTGGATGGTCTACCTTGAAGTTATTGCTATTGTCCAGCCCGATAATGACGGCCTTGTGGGTTGGGAATTCCTCAAGCAACGAAAACACCGCCTCTTGTCCCTGCTTGGGCGGGTAGGTGCGGGTCGGCCCAGAACTTGATACATGGTAGGCAAAGTAGTCACCCTTGATCGGCCACTTGCCCATCTCCATAAGCTCCTTGTGATCCGGCTCGATTAAGTAAAGATGCGGACGCTTGTACTTGGGATCGACATCTCCGGCGTTCATCCAAGTGTAGATCCGGTCGTAGCAGTTGCCCGGACCAGTACCCAGCTTGGTATTGCCAACCTGACCGCTGAACAGATCGTCCGTGGGCAAGTGAGCGTCGTAGGATTCCCAAGCCTCCAGCGTGGGAGGAAGGGGGAACAGCTTGGCTCCTAGCCCGGCGTAGAGCGGAAGGTTCCTAGCCGGTGCGTACACATCCACGCAACCGCCGGACTCGTTGACCAGGTAATGCACAAAGGCGGTCGTAATGATCGCATCCCCGATGGCTCCGGCCCGGTACACCGCCGTCGCCCCTCCGGTCGCACGGCCGGGATAGTACGGCTTGATCTTGTGTGGACACGGCACGGCATCCTCCCACATCGGACCGGTAAGCTCGTCGGGCAACATGT